GCCTTCTCCTCCTCCTTCGATCGGAAGATCGCGACCTCCTCGTCGGCCGCCTCCTGCGTCAATCGAATCTGCTCCCGGAGGGAGTCCCAGAGGGAGTTGTACAGATCGGCGTTCGCCCCCGCCGGGACCTCGTCGAGGCGGTCTAGCTCGGCGAGGAGATCCTCGACCGCGTGGAGGGCTCTCGCCCGGATCGCCTCCTCCCCCTCGAGGCCCATCGTCTCGATCGACCGCTGGAGGGAAACAACGCTCCCCTCGGAGGCCGTCAGTTGGCGCGTAAGCTCTCGCGCCGCCTTCTCCGCCTCGGTCATCCCGGCGGCCGCTCCGGCCCTCGCTCCGGCGGCCTCTCCCGCCGCGCCGGCCGCTCCGAGATGCGCGAGCCGCTCCTCCCTCAGTCGCTCGACGTAGGCTCGGCCGATCCCGGCCTCCTCGCCTAGCTCGTCAACAGTCCGTCGAACGACTTCTCGCTGCCGGTCAACTCGGCCCTGCCAGAGGGCGATCATCTCCGCTTGGTAGGACCGGGAGACATCCATCCCCTCAAGTTGGGCGTCGGTCATCTCCTCCCAGGCCTCGAGATTGACCCGCATGCCCTCAAGCTCTTCGGCTCGGAGGCTGATCGCATCCCGGGTTGTTTCTAGGTGTTCCTCCCTACGCTTTTCAGCCGCATCCAGCCCCGTGATCGCCTCGGCGGCGAGCAGAGCACCTTCCGCGATGTCGACGAAGGTGGGCAGCCAGTATCGGGTCGCCTCCTGAACCATCCCGGCGAATGTTGTTTTCAGCCTGGTCAGGGCATCGTTGAGTTCTGCCGCTGCGACGGCGTCTTGCTGCGTCCACACGACGCCGAGCTCTTCGGACTCTGCGCGCATATCCTTGAGGCCGTCAGCCCCCTGGTTCAGCATGGGGATTAGCTCAGCGCCGCTCCGACCCATGAGGTCCATCGCGATCTGAGTCTTGAGCGTACCGTCCGCCATCCCAGCCATCGCTGCCGCGACATCAGGCAGGAGGTCTTCGACATCTCGAAGCGACCCATCTGCGTTCTGAAACTCGACACCGAGGCTCTTGAAGGCAGTAGCCGCGGCGCTAGTCGGGGAGCGCAGCGCGGCCCCCATGTTCTTCTGAAGCCGCTGGAGGCCCGAGATCAGGCCCTCTTGAGTCGTCCCAGCTAGCTCAGCTCCGAGCTTGTACGAAGAGAGTGCCTCGGTCGATACGCCGGTCTTCTGGGCAGTTTTCTCCAGCCAATCGCCGTAGTTGATGGCTGCTTTCATGGCGACAGCGGTCGCCGCCGCAACACCGGCCAGGACCCCCACCAGAGCCCGCTCCCGGCCCGTCAGGGTCTTAGTCGAATCGCCTAGATCATCAACAGCGCGGACCGCGCCCTTGCTGTCGCCGTTAATCTTGAGCACCCAGCCGTCAGCCATGCTCGCTACCCTACCACCGGACAATCACCGGGACTTCCGTGATGTTTCGGCTCGCCGTCGAGCTCGACTCGTTTCGTATGCAGCGAGGAGAGCGGCCTCTGAGTCAAGCACTGAAAACGCCTCGATGAGGTACGCAGGCTGAGCGGACAAGGACCCCTCGACTGGCAGACCTCCGACGAGGCGCCATGCTTCCCACAGTGCGATTGCTGACCAGTCGTCAGGGCTGACCAGGACGCGAGGGCAGACGTTCGATCTCCGGTCTTCATCGTGGATCCCAGCGGATCGCTCTCCGACGGGAGGCAGACGGACAGGGGTGCGCCAGCCTCTCGAGCTCCCGTCGCATCTTGTTCCCTCGCAGCTCCCGAAGAGTTTGCAGCCGTTCCAGCCCTCCCAGAGCTCGGATGTGATCGGGTCGGGCGCGGGATGGGCCGAGTAGTGGAGCGCGACCCTTAGCCTTTTCCCCGATCGCCGCCGAGCCCGCCTGCACGGACGATCTCCCCGAAGACTTCCTCGAGCAGGCCGCGATTCTCGAGGATGAACGAGACTCCCTCTGGGACGGAAACCTGAACGCCGTCGACCGTCAGGCTATTAACTGCGACGACGAGATCGCGGAGCATCTCCGACCGGAATTCGTCAACCTCGACCTCCCACGCCTGGAGGGCTTCGGGGTCTTCCTCCACCTTCTGGACGAGCCCCGGAGCCTGCATCGCGAGCCCCTTCCACCGAGCCATCCAGCCGACTGTCGGGGGCCTGTAGACCACTTCGCAGGGGTCCGCCTCTTCGCGGTTATCACCCCATTCGGGCGTGTACTTGCGGCGCTGCCACTTGCTGATTTCCATCGCTGTCCCCTCTCATGGACGCGGGTTTCTGTCGCGGCTTCTAGCCGAACATCAGGAGGATCTCGTCTGCTCCGCTCGAGGTGCCCTCGCACCGACCGGCGAGCTCCAGCGTGACCTCTTCGGCCCCGCGGTCCAGGGACAGATCCGTGGTCCGCATCCTGGGGGCGACCCATCCGAACATCGAGCCCTCCGCGGTACCCGACACGACCGCCACGCTGATCTGCTGGGAGCTGCCCCCCGCGACGTTCGTGGTCTGGAATGCCTGCATCAGCGCCACCATCGAGCTCGTCTTGAGTGTCCAGCCCGACAAGGTGGCGTTGATGTCGCGCTGGGTCAGCACGTAGCCGCCCACCTTGTACGTGTCGCCGTGGATATCCTCTCTCGTCGTCACCGCCATCCCGCAGTCGAGCGTGGCGCTGTTGACTTGAAGCGCAGTAGCGGTGGCGCTTCCGTAGGGGGCGAAGACAGCCTGCCCGCTCGTTGCGGGGACCGGAGCGCCGGCGAATGTGCCTGCCGGTTGGTACGGGGTGATGACGGTATCCGACGCTGCCCAGGTCGTTCCGGGATCGGACGTGCCGAGCTGCGCTCGAGTGACGGTCCACGACGTTCCCGAGATCGCAGTGACCTTGACCGTCTCGGCGGTCGTGCTCCCGCCGTCGCTCAGCGTCCAGTATGTATTGAGGGCATCACCAGCAGAGGCCAGGGCATCAGTGACGACCATCGTGACTGTCGATGTGGTGAGGTTCGTCGCGAGGGGCGTCTGGAAGAACCGATCGTGGCGACGAGCCGTTCCGCTGACGCTGAGCCGAGCGGCATCCTCGCCGCCCTGCGTGAAGGAGAAGCTCGACGGCATCCAGGAGCCGAGCCGGTCGGCCGAGTTGTTATTCAGCAACCACAGCACGAGGGCATCCTGTGCCGTGTCGCGGGTGTCGTTGGGCTTGTAGCCGATGGCCCCCTTGATGTTCGCGCCGGTCGCTGGGGCGAAGGTCAACGGGGGCTCGACGGTGATCTGGTCGCTGGGCGCGTAGATGCTGACGATCCGCCGCATCTCGTAGACCCCGGAGCCGGTCACCGTGTCTTCTACGATGATGGCGTCCCCGTTCGCGAAGCCCGAGACACTTGAGCAGTCCAGGACGTGCGCCGTGCTGGAGGCCCCGCTCGTCGTCGTCGTCGCACTGCGATCGATCTTCGTCCAGCCGGCGGTCGTCAGGAGCTCGTCGATGTCGGGAGCCGTGGTCCGTGTGCCGCTCGGCATCACGTAGCCGTCGAGACTTCCCTCTGCGGTCCTCTTCTGCTGGATGCCAGGGACCGCAGTCGCCGTCCCGAACTTATCCTCCCGAGGGTTGTACGCGATGGTCCCGCCGGCCGAGCCGGTGATAGCCCGGATGGCGTCTGCCGTTTCGGGGTAGCTCTCGCCCGCGGTGTCGCTGATCTTGAACTTAGCCTGGGCCGCGACGAAGGCTGTCAGGTCGCGTCCGATGTCCACCTTCGGTCCGGTCATCTCTAATACTCCTCGGAGGTAACGACCGTTACCTCAGTCATAAGCGCCACGTTCGGGGCCGTGATCGACGGGTCCGACCCTGGGATCTGACCCGCCACGCTCGCCCGTATGATGCCGCTCGCGTTGTTCAGCGTCCAGCCCTGCCTACCTCGCGGCGTGCGCCGCTGGAATAGCGTCTTGAGTGCGTCGCCATATCGCCAGAGCGCAGTCACCACGTCGACCTCATCCCCGGCGATCCCGGCGTCCAGGACGACAAGCCCCATCGTGAAGGTCGTCGAATAGAAGCGCGAGTTCGGCTCCTGCTCCGCGCTGGAGCTCGAGATGACGATCGACAGATACGGGAAGCTCGTGGCTTGGGAGGCGCGGTGATACCAGCGCTCCACGATGGCGATGTCCGGGAGCTCCGCGGTCGTGATGCTCAAGTCGGAGCGCATCGCCGCTAGCGTCTCAGCGTTCAGCCCGGTCGAGCCGTCCGTCAGGAAGGCATAGAGCGCGTCCATCGCTCGCTCTGTGAAGGTCGCCACGGCTATCTCGTCTTCAGGCTAAGGACGCCCCGAGTCAGGAGGGACGGGTTCCTGCCCTCGGCGAACGGATCATCCACCCCGAATGCCTGTTTTCGCGCCTTGATGATGTTGATTTGGGCGAGCTGGGCGATAGCGGTGCCAAGGGGGACAGAGCCCCCGTCCGCGGCGATGTCCGTGACCTTCTTCGTGTGGATGGTCGGGTCGTAGCGGACCGGAGGTCGTGGCTCTCGCTGGTGACGGTATGCAGGCCCCTGGGCTCGAGCGTGGGCGACCCCGTACTTCCCGACCTTGCTGCTACTGTCCAGGCCGACCGTCAGGCTATGGCTGGACACCTTGCGGACGGAACCCTCCGGTGTCCCGGTGCCAGTCAGGGCCTCGCGAAGGACGCCCCTTGCTGTCAGGATCGGACGCCCCGGGTAGTTCCAGTCCTTCCAGGCTTCGTACTTTTCCGAGAGTTCATGGAACTCTTTTCCGGTAGCTCGGCCCTCGGTGTCGAAGTGTCGCTCCTCGTGCTTTCGGAAGAGGGTAACCACGTCTCGAAAGACGGGGCGCCAGTCCTTGAGGAGCTTCGCCCAATTCTCGAAGCCAGCCTGAATGGTCGGCGCATCGGGCTCGAACTCGAGATCGAATCGGACGCCAACGCTGCTCACAGGTCCGACCCGTCATCGAAGATCGGGGGGGCGGCGTAAGGCACATCAGGCCCCCCAGGGGTGGAGTCCCACTCGGGGTTCTTCGCGCGGAGCCAGTGGCTCGAAGCTCGACTATCTGCCGAACCGTCGGCCTCCGAAGCGCCGTTATCCAGCAGCGCCATCCGGTTCCACGGCAGGCCGTCGAATGCTTCCTTGGCCTCTCGTAGTAGCTGCTGGGCCGTACTCTCAGCGCCAGATCCGATGCTGCCCTTCGCCAGGAGGAGCTCGCCCGAAGTCAACAGCATCTCGACTCGCTTCGCCCAGCCTTCAGCGAGACTCGAGGCCGTGACGGTGTCGGATAGGCTATTGCGCCGGAGCTCCAGGCGAACCCGATCGTAGGCTCGAGCCCAGATAATGGTCGCCTGGGCGGACGTGGGAGTCGTCGAGCTGCTCAGAGTGCCGAGCTGCGGGGCCATCGAGGTAGCGTCAGCGATGGTCGAGTTGTACGCCACCGCCTAGCTCTCCTCTGGCTTCGCCTTCGTCTTCTTCTTCGGCTTCGGCAGAGCAGCGGCGCCGCGAGCCATCAGCTTCGCGCCGCTATGCTCCGTGCTCTCGAACTCCTGGCCGACTGCGATCTTCTCGCCGCCGATGGAGAGCGGAGCCAGGGCGACCAGCTTCACCTGTCGCTCGCCTTCGGTGCCTTCTTCTTCGCCGGGGCTGCCTTCTTCGCCGGGGCCTTGACGACCTCGACGCATCCGTCAGTCAGCAGATCGGCGCAGTCGCCGTCGAGATCCACGACCGAGCCTTCACGGTGGATGACTCCACCGATGGAGAGGGCTCGACCGGGGAGGACTCGAAGCTTCATCTAGCTGACCACGGTGCTGTAGAGATAGCCGGACTTCGCATTCGTGACGACGCGGTCCTCGAGCCAGCTCACCAGCATCACCTCGGAGCGGGGCTCCTCGCGGTAGCGCTCGACGCGACCGGCCTGACGGCCAGCCATCGAGAAGCATGCACCGACGCCGTGCGGGGTCAGCGGACGCGGGCTGTCCACCTTGTGGTAGACGAGGGCGAACTTGCCCCAGATGTCCGCCATCGTGGCAGTCGCGCCCTCGACCGCGGTGTTCGCGACCGCGCGACCGACGATGATGTCCTTGATGCCGAGCACGCTCGCCACCGTGGCCTCATCCAGGGTCTTCGCACCAGCGACGACCGACTTGTAAAAGTCAGTCAAGGCGGTGTTCTTGCGGAGAGCCTCCCAGACCTTCGCGCCGACCAGGAGGGAAGTCTCGCTGCGCGGGACGCCCGTGTTCTGCCGGATGCTCTCGACAGCCGAATCCACCTGGGACAGCGGGTCCGAGGATGCGTTGTCCCAGCGGTCGCCGCCCGACAGGGCAGCGGTGTAGCCCGAGAAGGTCGTGGTCGAGAAGAGCAAGCTCGCGAAGTCGCGCTCCCGCTCGATCATCGCGGCGTTCCACGCGATCTCAGTCGCCGCCATGCGGAGGTCGAGGCCGTCACTGCCCGCGAACTCGCGGTCGATGTCGTCCACGGGGGCCTCGATGCCGTACTCATCGAGCTCGAAGAGAGCGCTGGATGACACGTCGGTCGTGACGCGGCGGAAGTCGGCGCCGCTCGTGCGGAGCAGACCGTAGCCCGGCGAGGCGTAGCTGAAGCCCGGCTCGACGGTGTAGTACTTGCCGCGAGGATGGTTGACGGTCGAGGTCGGGAGCGCCTCCGAGGCGACATACATTTTGTTCGTGTTCTGGAGGAGCAGCGAGTACCGCGAGAGGATGCGGTCGATGCCGAGAGAGGATCGGTTTGGCATTTTCTAGTCCCTATGCGGTGTAGGTGTGCGGCAGGATGGCGACGGTGAAGATATCGCCATCTGCCCCGGCTGCGTCGAGGGCGATGCCGACGCAGAAGTCATCAGCGGTAGTCGTCGCGACACCCTTCCCGTCGCTCTCGGTGCAGACGGCAGCCCCGGCCGAGATGGCGGCGCCGGCTTCGAGCTTGGCGATTCCGCCCATTTGGACGGAGACGGCGTCGCCCGAGGCGCTGCCCACGTTGTCGGTCAGGATTCCGATCGGTCGCTGGGCCGGGGTCGATGCGGCGGCGCAGCGGGTGACGGTGTCAGCGGCAGACACGTAGACGAGACGGTAAGGGGTCGACGAGTAGTCGGCGGCCGAGATGAACGTCGCGACGATTGTCGGGATTGCAGAGGCCATCGGTTCAGTTCTCCTGCGTGTAGAGGTTGCCGCCGAGCTGGACGCGGGCGCGGTCCCAGGCTTCAGCCTCGGACAGCCCCTCGGTCCTGGCCGAGTCGAGCATGGAGAGGAAGCTGTCGTGCGGAGCCACTGCATCGGGCTCGCTGGCCTCGACCTGGGCAGACTCGCGAGTGACGGGAAGCCGCCCCTCCGCGAACAGGCGGTTCGCCTTGTCCTCTCCCAGGGTGCTGAGCACCGACCAGTAGTCGTCGCGCTCAGTGGGGGCGATGCGACCAGCGGAGCAGGCAGCGTCGAGGATGCGCGTCTTCTCGCGGTCCTCCAGGGCGACCGTCTTCTCTCGGAATGCCTCGAGATCGGTCGTCGCCGTTTCGAGCGCCTCAGTCAGGGTCGCGACCTTGCCGGCGTCAGCCTGAAGTCGCTTGATCTCTGCGAGGAGCTCTGCTCCATCCGCGGGAAGTCCGGTGGCTTCAGCGAGCCGAACCAGGATGTCCTTCATCTTTCGCTCCTCGTTGTTGGATGCAGCATCAGAGAGACACACTCGCAATGGAGCGCCCCTCTCTGTTGCTGCGACCGTATCAGATACCGACGGGGCCTGCATACCAGGAATCATCGGCGAGTTTGTCAAGGTGGCTCCCACCAGGGTCCAGGCGTTGATGGGCTCCCCGGTCAGCTTCGAGGTCGCGGAGGTTGGTGGGATGAGCTCAGCGGAGATCGCCGCGAACTCGCCAGATGCCACTCGGCGAGCCCCCTCGTCTGTCCATGCGAAGAGCCCCCAGAGGGACAGCCCGCCGTGCGGGCTCTCCCGCACCTCGACCTGTTCGATCCGAGCTGCGGCCTTCGTGCTCTCAGCGTCCCGAGCTCCGAAGGCGCTGGCGTGATTGAAGCCGACCGGAGGGCCTCCGTTGAACCAAGACTCTGTGAGCACGACCTCGAAGCTCGAGGCCATCTGGAGGATGTCTTCCCTGGTCAGCTCCACCTTTCGCGGCTTCGGTCCCGTGTTCCCGTAGAAGGTGCCGGAGCGAACGATCTCGACGTAGCTCCGAAGTCCTGGGCCAGCCAGGGCTTCGATCTGGAATCCTGGAAGAGATCGCGGAGCACCCCAGAAGCCAGGAGCCTCTGAGAGGTCCTCCCCCTCGTTCTCGTCCCGCAGCATCTTCCGCGCCTTCTCCTGGATCGCCCTGGCCCGCTCGCCGGTCAGGCCGGGAGCAGTGCTCTGCGGGATCCTGGCGATAGCGTTCCGAAGATGCGGAAGGTCGATCTCCCCGTCAGCGTCCCGATATGGGAAGTATCGGAGGGATCGGGGCTTCGTCTTGCCCTCCTCGTCCTTCTCGCCGCCTGGGCCGACGTAGAGGAATGCCGAATCCGGGAGCGTGTTGATGAACGCTGCCGTCCACTCCGCGTATTTCTCAGCAGTGTCTGCCATCACTCCCACCGCCTCCTCGATGCTGGCCTTGAGGTTGACCGACCCGAGCCAGGACCGGAACTCATCGACCGTGAGCTTCCCCGCGTCAGCTCGGATGCTCTGGGCTTCAGAGCTGCCGTCCTCGCGGATCCCGTAGATGACGGAGATGCCCTCCGGCGCTCCTGGCAGCGTGCCCCGGCGGAAGCTGACGAAGCCGTCAGGGTCTTCCTGTCGAGCGGCGTGTTCGTTCGGGAGGGGCATCGCCCAGAGCCTTCCACCGTCCCCGACATCCGTCAACCCTGCTTCGGGACGAAGAGGATTAGGCAGTTGCACATATCGCCGCCGAGACACTCCGGGTTCGGGGTGGCGTAGTCGTCGAGCTTGCTGATGGGGAACTCAGCGCCGTCCTTGATCTCGCAGGCGGGACAGGTGTTCGACTCCAACATAGTGGAATAGATCCCATATTCGACATCCTCGGCTCGAGCCTCCTGGATGCGACCGACCCCGAACACGGTATTCACGTCGCGCTGAGCCTGGACAAGATCCTGCCCGATCGAGAGCCCCGCGAGCGATGCCCGAACGATCTCTACGATGTCCTCGCCTTCGATCTCGCCTCCGAGGCTCGCAGCCTGGACCGCCGTCATCGAGTCGTTCTTGATCCGGTCAGCAGCCCGGTCGGCCGTCGTTTCCGCGATGGCCCGGATCATCTTCTCCGGGTCGATGTCGTCAGCGAGCGACTCGCCGTCAGCCTTCGGCTTCGGTGCCCGGACCTTCCGACGCTTGACCGGCTTCTTCGGGAGCTTCGCGAGTAGCTCCGTCAGAGCCACCAGCATCCCGGGGCGCGGCTTCGAGCATCCGCAGCCGGGGAGCCGGAGCTGTCCCGCCAGGGCCTCGCCCTCGACGATGACCTCATCCCGCGTGACCTCGACCTCTCCCTCTGCGATCTTCTGGGCGAGCTCCGGGTCTGCCTCGATGCGCTCCACCTCGGAGCGGACAGCTTCCCGCCCAGCTCGATAGGCTCGACGGAGCTCGACCTGTAGAACCTGGACGAGCTTGCCCTGGTCTGGCACCTGGACCGTGCGCATCTTCCCCAGGTCGCCAGCCTTCGCCAGGCGGTCGGCGTAGATAGGGGCGATGGCGTCACGCCACGTCTTGACGGTATGAGCGACTGCTTCCTTCGTGCCGACCATCGGGGCGAGAGTCTCATCGAGCCGAACGACCGTTTCCTCTGGGCGGAGCTCCCGCCCGTTCCTGGCGAGTCGCGGCCCCTGTAGCTCGTTGATGACGAGCCTGTCTGCCATCGCCTCGAGGCCCTTCGCATCCTCTTCGATCTTCTCGTCCTGCTCGTCCGTCGTTTCCTTCTGCTCCTTGCGGGTCGCGGGAGTCGGTGGGCTGGGCGGGGGCTCTCCCGGCTCGACCTCGATCGGGGCGTTCGCCTGGGGAGGGGTGCCGTCGGTGACCTCCGGGAGTCCCAGAGCTGACCGAACGGAGTCCTCGATCTGACGATCCGGCATCAGCACGCCGGCCTCTGTTGCTGCCTTGATCGCCTTGACCAGCTTGTCGGGATCTCCGATCGAGATCGCTCCTGGCGAGAGATACGGATAGGCATTCACCCCATCGTAGTTCATCGAAACAAGACGCTTGATGAGCGAGTTCGGACCATCAGAGAGCAGCGCGGCGAGTCCGTCCGCGCAAGTCTGAAGCGCCATCTGGAAGAAATCTTGATGACCCTTGACCAGGGCATAGGCGCCCCCGGCTCCGGGCTCGCCAGTGAACAGGAACGGAGCCAGGGCGCTCCGCGCCATATCCATCCCGGCAGCTCGACGCGCCTCCCGGATGTCCGTGCCCTTCATCGGGAAGTCAGCGAACTTGAGCGAGTAGCCAGGAGGGAAGCTCGCCCAGGCTCGAGCGCCGGTCCTGAGCTCTCGAAGGATCTCGTTGACCGTCGCGCTGTCTCCTGTCCTGGCTGCGGGGTCCACCTCGACGTATGGGATCCCGAAGGCGCCCCGCTCGTAGCCGGTGGCCTCGAGCTTGAGGTACAGGCGCCTGCTCTTCCAGCCGCCATAGCAGGGCCGAAGGATGCTGGTGCCCTCCGGGTCGTCACCGGCTGGATCCCAGGCGAAGTGCAGGAGCTTGTCTGGCCCGAAGGCGGTCGTCGAGTAGTCTGCGAGGCTCCGTCCCACGTCAGGGTCGCCCGTGTACGCCTGCTGTATGCAGCCCCATCGCCCGTCCGGGTAGCGGCCCCACTCGTAGATCGTTCGAGGAAGCATCGGAGAGAGCTCATCTAGTCGGATCTTCCCGATCGACTTGTCGAACTTGAAGACGATCTCGAAGAGCGAGAAGCCTCGCCAGACTGCGGTCACTGCCTGCTCGATGAAGGCATAGAAGCCTCCACGCATGTACTCCCAGAGGTTCGCCTGGACGAACTCAGCGAGCTCGAGCGCCGGTCGGTCGTCGCCGTTCGGCTCGACGGTCCAGGCCGACCGCATGATCGGCAGGGTCCACGCTGCGGTGATCGCCTTGATAACCGGATCCTCGAGGCGCATCTGGTCATAGATGCCGACGTATCCCAGGTCACCCCGAAGGTCTGAGGGCCGGAGCTTCCGGTTCGAGTCCATGTCCACGACGCCCGCCGATGGCAGGGTGCCGACGTAGGACGACTGGCGCCGGAGCTCGCTCGCTCCAGAGCTGCCAGGAGAGAACGAGGAAGACAGGCTCTCGAGCCCGCTGGGGTAGATGGCGATGGGGCGCCCCTGGCGGGCCGCATGCTCTGCGTGCTCTCTCGTAACGAAGAGCGATCCCAGCTTTGCCCAGGGAGTCTCAGGCATCAGAAGTCCTCCAGGTCGATGGAGCCCCCACCGTAACCGAAGGCGCCTGTCGAGTCAGCAGGCTCATTCAGCGCGCTGATGTCGGGAGCGTCGAGCACCCCGTGCCTAGTGACGATCATGTAGCGCAGGCTGTCGCAGGCATGGTCATGCACTCCATCTTTTGACCTCCTCGTCGGCCGCCTCCTGCGTCAATCGAATCTGCTCCCGGAGGGAGTCCCAGAGGGAGTTGTACAGATCGGCGTTCGCCCCCGCCGCGACCTCGTCGAGGCGGTCTAGCTCGGCGACGAGATCCTCGACCGCGTGGAGGGCTCTCGCCCGGATCGCCTCCTCCCCCTCGAGGCCCATCGTCTCGATCGACCGCTGGAGGGATACCACGCTCCCCTCGGAGGCCGTCAGTTGGCGCGTAAGCTCTCGGGCCGCCTTCTCCGCCTCGGTCATCCCGGCGGCCGCTCCGGCCCTCGCAGAGGCGGCCTCCCCCGCCGCGCCGGCCGCTCCGAGATGCGCGAGCCGCTCCTCCCTCAGTCGCTCGATGTAGGCTC